GGAGCCGTTGTTAGAGACTGAGGAGCCGTTGTTAGAGACTGAGGAGCCGTTGTTAGAGACTGAGGAGCCGTTGTTAGCAGAAGCAGGAGCAGCCAACTGAGGCAGAGCCGCAGTAGTGCCCGTTACAGTCAGCCAATCACGCTCCATAGTATCAAGCAGACCCAACAGATAGCGGATTACCGCCACAATAGCCCGCCGAGCAGTCATTTCCGTATCCTTCTCAACGCCGATTTCCAGAGTCAACTCCTTCTTGAGCGGATGGCCCATCTTGTATCCAGCATACTGAAGCTTGGGTGCGGTATCGCTCATAATGTGACGCTCAACCAGATACGTCTGTAGAAGATTTCCTAGAGTGTGATCCTCTGTATCCGTAAATACAACCTCAACGCCCTTGCGGTATCCAAGTGTAGGACGGATACTGACATTTGCTGGAATCTGGATATCAAGCGTCTGGTACTTCTGAAGCATTACCTTAATTTCACGAATACCACGGTGTACAACTGCAGGAACACTCATCAAGCCATTGGTTTCAATCTCAAAGTCAAAACTGTACGGCTCATTCTGGTCATCCGCCAAGAAGCACCGCTGGATCTCCAGTGTTGCCCACTCCCGCTTATAGTTATTAAGTTGCTGGGGATTGGCTTGACTCTGGTCATTGATCTTCTTAGACTCCTTAAGCCAATTCTGAAAGAACTCTTCCTGACGAGCAGGATTTGTGTCAATTGTGTAACCAAATGAGCACTGGCAGGTGGGTGAATAACGCACATTCTCTTCACCCGTTGAAACGCTGGGATAGGCCACCAACTTAATCTTTTCCAGACTATCGGCTGACCACTGAGGCCTCAAATGCGTAATCATAATAGACTCCTTTGTGATTGTATCAACGGGGAACCAGGAAGCAGTTCCTTCCGGTCCCAAATCCTTCCAGCCCTCCGCATCCTGAGCAAAGACACGCATATCCGCCGTTGTAACCATGCGGGATTCCTGTGTAGTATTCGCCACCTCAAGTTCAATGCGATACTTCTTGGGATCAAACTCATCTGTTACAGGCACCGCGATAGGGATCATGCCAATGCGATGAGCCAGCATTTCATTGGGAAGCGGTGTGGTATTTTCCTGAATATGAACTTCTGACTGCTCAGGCGGCTCGGTACGAAAGCCAACCGTGGGGACCTTACACTGGGTAACACGCACAAGAGTATTGGCGATTGTAACATGACTGGATGTAAGAGTAAAGGCGGCCCGCTCCTTCCGAGCAGAATCCGTCATTAACGTAGAGCCTGATTCCGTATAGTTGCTAAACATTCTGCCTTATCTTATTCACAGGAATATGTTCAAATTTATTATTAAATCCGCGTAAGTATACGAGGATGAAAATCGGTGATAAAACAAGGGATGCCGCATTTGTGCTTTTACTCTGAAAAATGCCGATTTTCGCAATCATTCATTGAGGAGGTTAAAAAGGCCGGTTATCTAAACGAATTTAAATTTATCTGTGTTGATCCTGATGCTTCTGGCAAGAAATCGGCGGTTGTGAATAAGGCTATTGCTGAGAAATGGCTTACCGCAGTGCCTACGCTAATTATTGATGGGGAAAGTGGTCCACGAAAAGATGCTGAAGTCTTTAACTGGCTTTCCATGAAGAAATTACAGGACGGACGTTCGGCTCCGAGCAATCCGGATGGGGCCGGTGGAGGAGAACCCGTCGCCTATGGAAATGAACTGGCTTCCGGGAAGTGGTCAGATTCTTACAGTTTTTTCGGTCAGCAATTTGAAGTTGGAAAAGGACAGGGATACGATCCCATTCCGCGAAACTTTGGCCAACTTCAGGAGGGAACGGGCTCTATCACGGGCATTGGAGGGCAGACTGCTGGACAAGTTGTGGCCGCCACTGCCCAGAAAAGTAAGAAAGAAATGGCGATGGACGCTGCTCTCGAAAAATTCCAGCGGGAGCGTGATATGGATACGCCAAATGGTTTTGCCCGGAAATAATCGCTTAAAGTTGTTATTAAGAGAATGATGTAGGCATATGGATACTCAGGCTAGTCCACTTAAGCGATTCACAAAGACTCTGATAGGATTTTTTGAAATGCTATCAGATACGTATCCGGAGGAACGAGATATTCGTTTAGCGGCTGATGGACTAAAGGCAATTGATTCAACTAATCCGAGACTGCTCCTTACAATGTTTATGAATAATGTGTACCCCACTTTTCGGTCACCTGTTCTAGCAAAGGATGAAGATGCCATGATTAAGTTGGGTCATGATGTGTTGAATAATAAGTTCAGCGAAATGGCGTTTGCTTTCTGGATTTTTGACAAGCACTGGAAGAACATGTCAGAAAAGAGCAAGGAACAAATTTGGAAGTGGTGTACGGCTTTAGTGCTTCTTTCTGAGAGAGCTGCGGCGTAAAATCCGATTAGAATTATTATATTGATCGGGATCATTAGAACCACCGAAGTTACGAGAAAATTGGGGAAGACCGAAACCCTTTGAATAATTACTGGATGGCTTTCCACCGAATGCGCGGCTGAATTCAGGCTCTGTGGGTTCGCCCTGCTGATTTCTCCGATTTCTTAGGAAAGAAAGACCTTGACCTTGGCGGCCTGCTCGGTTTTGATACGGTACATTTTCAACCGGACCAATCCGCTGGGTATACGCAGAAAGACGCAAATTAATGTATCGGTAGATTGATTTTATCAATGAATCCATATCATTACGCATTTTGCTATACCCGTTTATTGCTTGAATAAGAGCAGCATACTGCTCAGGAATCATCTCATCCATGTCGGGATTAGGAAATAAATCTTCTGCTGTTTTCTCGTCTTTCAACATTGACTCCACGTAAAAGCGAATATCGGCTTCCGCTTCACGACCGCCACCTGTAGATGTAAACGCTGTTTCTAAAGCATCTGATAATTCCTGTTCTTTAACAAGTGAAACTGCTGTTTGTAAATCATTCTGCTTATTTCGTATTTGTGCTATTAAAGCCTGTACTACGCCAACCGCACCGCCTCTTTGCTTTCTCCTCCGTGTTTGTCTTGAAGGCATCCCTAATGCGGTAGGAGAAAATTTTAAAATAACTGGGTAAAAACAAGTATGGCACAGGCTAGAACTGCGGATGTGAAGACACGTTTTACGGCAATTGTAACTCAATTTACGAATGAACTGAGTTTGTCATATCCTGAACTGGAGAAGCCGATCGCATTATATATGAAGCATAAGAATCCGTTTGAGGGATTTGCTTCTTTGGCCACAGCCCTGAAGACCCCGGTTGCTTCACGTGATGATAACTTTTTCTTGAAGTCAGGCGGGAAGGGAATTGAAATTTTGCCTGGAATCTTTTTTTCCGCAAAACTATGGCTTGATACTAGCAAAGAAACGCGTGTTGTCTTTTGGGATTATCTTGCGTCGCTAATCCTTCTGAATAACATGTTTGTTGCGTCTTCGGCTTCTAATGCTGCTGCTGCTTCTCCTTCTGCTGCTGCTGCTGCTACTGAAGAGATGCCTGACTTTGAAGCAATGATGAAGGAGATGTCGGAAGGTTTCAAGTCTGAAGAGTTCCGTGGAATTTTTGAGAATATGAAGAATATGTTTAAGGACTTGAGTGGTGCTTCCGTTCCCTCCGCCGATGATGATGATGAAGAAGGCTCCAAGAAGGTGCCCTTTGAAATGCCCACGATTCCCGAGCATCTCCAGAATGGCTTAATTGCGAAGATAGCGGCTGAACTAGCAGGCGAATTCAGGCCGGAGGATTTAGGTATTGATACGGATCTTATGGAAAAGATGAACCCTATGCAAATCTTTGAGCATCTTCAGCATGTATACGAACATAATCCTAGTCTTCTGACGGAAGCTATGAAGCGGGTAGCGGGTAAAATCCAGGCCAAGTTTGCCTCTGGTGCTTTGAATCGCGATGCTCTAATGCGTGAAGCAAAGGAACTCATGACGTATTTTACGGACAACCCTGCTTTTAAGGATATGATGGAATCATTCAGTGGCATCTTTGAGAATCCGCTGATGCCTGGTGGAGGTGGAGGAAAGGGGTCACAGAGTGAACGCTTGGCTTCTGCTAGAGAACGCTTGAAGAAGAAGTCGGATGCTAAGAAACAGCAGAAGAAGAAAAATTAGATACCTACGATAGGGAAGAGAAATGCAGTGTAGTCCATTTTTCACTGATGATATGTCTGTAATCTGGAGGGAAGGCGACGACTTTTTCCCCTTTCATGCTCGGGCTCGTCGTTGTACGACAGTGGCACTCAATAGTTTTACGCGATTTGGTATCCTCTTAGGTCTTCTGTTAAGCGTGTTACGCGTTGACCCCCGTTACTTAGTAATTAGTTTCCTTTTTCCAATTCTAGCAATAGGTGCTTTTTATGGAATGAAGACAAAGGATACGCTTCGTGAAGGGTTTTTGGGAGGCGATTCACTAGTTGTAGGCACAGCCGCTGCGGCCCAGAATGTGGCGGATGTAATCGGTGTTCAAGAGCGAACGATGCCGAATGCTCCCAATCCTTTTATGACTCCATTAATGGATGAAATTAATAATAATCCCGCAAAACCTCCGGCTGCCTATGTAAATTCGCCCGCCGTCAAGGCCGAATTGGATGCCTATTTCCAGACCAGCATTTACAGTGATCCTGGAGATGTTTTTCAGCGGAATCAAGGCCAGCGTCAATTTGTTCCTCCGCCCGTTACCTCTGTTCCAAATGATGTAGATAGTTTACAGAATTGGTTATATAGAACGCCGGGTCAGACTTGTAAAGAGGGCAATACATCGGCCTGTGTTCCTAATAATAATTCCGGTCGCTTCGTCCATCTTACTTAGTATTTTTTTATTGACCTGGACTAGAGAATGGCCAGCTTCCAAGTAAATCAATTTACCCGTGTTCACGATGACCGTTGCGGTGTAGACAGTTTCTACCGCCAGTCAGTTGGCCCCGGTTTCTGGGCGACTACCAATCTAGTGCCTGACGCGAATAGAGTTTTACCGCAGTCACTTGATAATCCGACCATTGTTGTACGCGATGGCTATGGCATGACACCTAAGAATATTGATGCGGATAGCATCTTGCGTAATCACGGTATTCAGGAAAACGCACAGAAGTGCCCTATCCACCCGCAGTCCCGTCCTTTCTTGACGGTTCCGTACATGGGACGTGGTCGTGGCGAACCCGTACTAGAGGCTAAACTCCAGCAGAGTGAATTCGTCCGTACGGGTAAGGACTGTATGACGGTTACGGACCAGCCTTTTACACAGCAGTTCACGCCCTTGCTGCCCCACGTTGAGAAGAACATACAGAACCCGGTTCACTTAATTCCCGAAGTTGCGGCGGCGGGTTGGGTCCATGGTGGTATTCCCAGCAGACAGTATGTGCGTGATCTGAACGTATAATTACAAAAGCGTTGTAATATATATAGAATACATTTCCCCAGAATAGGGCAATGTATGATATATCAATATATGGACTAGGTAAGCATCTTATCCGGGCTGATTTGACTGATCTGTCAAATAATCTACCCACCTGGAAAGATCTTATTCCTATTCTTTGCCCTTCATCTAGTCTACCTGATTATCAAACACTTGGTAAACTAATTGAAGATATGAGTGGTAATGCGTGGATGCCTGCTTTTCGTTGGGACAGTCTATTAACTGAGGGAACATATGGAAAAGTTTATAAAGGCAATCGTGTAATTTATAAGAGGCAAGATAATACACAGCAATATAAATTAGTACAGGGAAACGAGCATATTGTACTCAAAGAAATTCATATTCCTGTTAACATACATTCGGGGGATCATGTTAGGGAAGTGAAAGCCATTATGTACGAAGCTGCTATTCATGCTCTTGTTACGCAATTTTTTAAGAAAATAAACTGGTCTTTTGCTGTTCCCAATTTATACGAAATCTTTAGTCGTGGAGCACAGCATATTTCAACTATTCATGATGTCAAGGAGGTTGTGTTCTGTATGGAGTATATACGAGGTTCAACTCTTTTTGAATTTACCAAGCAGCAGATTATTCTTTCTACTGGTTTACCGGAGCAAACTAAGAAGAATGACGCCGTCTATTTGAGAATAATTGCGGAGATCGCATTACAATTGCGTGAAGTACAGACTAATTTACGAATGAATCACCGGGATATGAAAGTTAATAATATTTTAATTCGTCATCGTAAACCGGATTGGATTCCTGTGTTTGCGACATTCTTTCCTGCTCTAGCAGATTTTGATAAGTTTAATTTTAATATAGTGCTTATTGATTACGGATTTGCTTGTATCGCATGTGGTGACGCACATGATACACCCGAGATGAGTCTGCTAGAGGCGGGGTCATGGTTTGGTCCTACGGATGCGTGTTTTAAGACGGGGCGGGATTTAGTACAATTTATTTATTGTATGGAGTGCTATTTTCCGCGGCATAAATATTTTTCCGATTCTCTATCTTTGTTGATTGAAAAATGGATGACGGTTTCCTATTCTGAAGGAACAGCTCATTTGTGGAATGGGATTTCACCGGCGGGTAGACCCTTTCCTACTCAGCAGAAACTGTTATTTGATACGGGGATTTATGAGTTTTTAAGACGCACAGAAGTGAATCCTTCACATTGTGCTCCTCAAAAGATTTTGGAAGATATTCAAGTTTATTATGAGGCACATTAGACTTATGAGGCGGGGTCACTAGCAACTGAAAGTGCTTTGTTAGGTCTAAGTGCGGATCTTAGTGGCTGAGCTTGAAGTGTAGGTCTAGATGCTAAAAGAGGTTGAGTTTCGCCGGATATTAATTTACTAAAAGGGCCCGGTTCTGGAACAACAGGGGTCGCAGCAAGTCCTCTAGCAACTGCTACTCTAGCAGGGGGTGTTGCCGCACGAGCAGGACGAGCAGCAAGAGCAACAGGAGTCGCGGCAGGAGCAGCAGGGGTCACAGCACGAGCCACAGGGGTCGCAGCACGAGCAGGAGCGGTGGCTATTGAAGTAGATCCTACACTACCAGCAGGAGTAGGAGCAGAAGGAGCAGTAGGCCGAGCAGGAGTAGGAGCAGGAGGAGCAGTAGGCCGAGCAGGAGGAGCAGGAGGAGCAGGAGCTGGCTCGTGTTTCTCAACAGGTATATCTAAATAAACATTCGGTGTTGTATTACACAGCGGCTGATTATTTATCACACGTACTCTTAATTCATCTAAGTAGGTTAATAATGCCTGATATTCTCTTCCTCTTACTCTTCCTCTACCTGTTAGTGTAGGCGATCTTCCGGCAGTCCATTGAAAAACACCACCTTCCGGCGGAAAACCATTATGAAACGCATAAATACTAACATAATTCATAAAAGTTCCCATCACTTCAGTTAAGGCAAAATACTGCATTGATGAGCGTTCCAAACTTTCAGGCGGTGAAAGAAATTTTTCATCCACAAAATCCAAGAAATATCGCAAACCGCGTAAATCAACACGTTTATTAGAAACTATTCCACCTGCTATTAATTCACCATTATAAGTCCGAAGTCTGTTAGCACGGACAATAGCGGCTTCTCTAACATACACACAAAGTGCCTGTTTCGCACAGTCAATCATGATACCCTGTAGAAAATGATCCGTAATAAATTCATCACCAATTTCATCATCTAGTAAGAACCGAAAAGGATTAATGTCAACTCTTTCATCTGGTTCCGCAAAAATCATCTGGTAGTCAATCTTGAAAAAAGCATCAAATAATCCAATTTCTGCTAGAAGAGGTCGGCTAATTGTAATCTTGTTCCGCACTCCAGCAGGTAACGCAACAAGTTGTTTCCACCGAACAATCTTCTGTTTGATTGTATCTGCCTTCAATTCATGAACACGGCTTAGCATATCCAGAATCCATGCGTTAATAAAAAAGTCAAATCGTTTTGCGGGATTTTCCCACCATTGAGGTGAAACAGATGAAATGAGATTTTTCATCCACGCAACTTCCTGCCATGCTTTAGCCGGAGCATATAAAAGTAATTTCCAGTAAGCGTACGCATTTATTGCCTCAAGAGGATACTCATTGTACTGTTTCAAGTCGTCAAGGTTATCAGCAGATAGCCGCTGAAGTTCACGGGGTCCTCCTGTGAATTTAATTACACCCGCTTTTTGTGCGGCATTTCTGTCAAACGGTTGTGCTGTAGATAATACGTAAATTCTCCGTAAATTTTCAATTATGAAAGGACCCTCAGTAGAAAATACATGACCAATAATACGAATTAGTAATGGCATCAAATCTTCTGCTATAAACTGTCTTATAACAGGATTTCCTTCATAATTTGGAATGATGCGTCGGCCAAGTGACTCAATTAACATATCCATATGAACCTCCCGAATGATTGTAAATTTAGATGTTAAGTCTGTAAAAATAAATTGTCTTAAATCTCCTATATCACGGTCTAATTGTTCCTCATATGCTTCTCTATTAAAACCTGGCTGCTGAGCAACTTCTGCTACAGGCGTTCTAGGTAAATCTAATCCTGGTACCTGATTTACAATAGCATCAATATCCATTAAGGCTAGTGTTTTAAATTCTAATGTTTCAACTACATTTCCAGCAAGAGTTGCTAGAACTGTTGCTACATAATTTGCTATCTGAGGATCACGCTGACTATCCCTTGCGATTCCTTTTACCAATTCTGAAATCTGTCTTGCTATAAGTATTGGCTGTTCAGCAGCAGTGTATGAACGTACCAATAGACCAGCAATTGGTTCTGTGAATAGATTAACATCAAATTGTAATTCTGCTTGAAGGCTACCATTTAATACAGTAATTACATTTCTTGTCGTATCACGCATCCAACGTAATAGATAATTTGCGTTATCTTCTATTCTTGGCGGATTATAGTGATCAGCCATCCTCTATTCTTTACGGATGATTTACTTAAATTTGAATACCTAAAAAAAACATATATTAGTTAAAGCAGAGTATGGCCGACGCAGCAGTTGAAGATTTTGACGAGTTGAATGAGCAGGATGATGACTATCTTGAAGATGAGGTAGAGAATGAGGTAGGGGAGGAAGAGGTAGAGGATCTTCCTGTAGAAAAGAAGCAGCTCCAAGAACTGCTTTATCGCGGCTTCTCAAGTAAACTTCGTGAAGACGCACACAAGTTGCTCCAGGCACACCCCGAGATTCAAGCAGATTATATGGAAATCATTCGGGAACGTCTGCCTGTAAAGGATTTACCTGTTCTGAATGATAGCAATCACAAGACGTATCCTTTCTTAACACAGTATGAGAAGACAAAGGTCTTGTCTCTACGTGCTAGTCAGTTGGCCCACAATTCCCGGCCGTTTATTGATGTTCCGCCTCATGTGACTGATGTTCATGAAATTGCCCGTTTGGAACTACAGGATAAGAGGATTCCCTATATCATAAAGAGACCTCTTCCTGACCGTACATTTGAATATTGGCGTCTACAGGATTTGATCATACTGTAAGTGTGGTCCGGTCGCTTCACCATACAAGAGCCCTATCCCGCGGCTCAGTCCACAGCGGATCACCTTTGACAATTCCATATGTATCTAAAAACTCTTGAAACTGTGATAAGACTTTATTTACACGAAGTTCCGGCGGAGCATGCTTATCCGACTTAGAAGCAACTTCCGCCTTTTTCTTTCTATCCTTGTTTCTCCAAGAGACAGCATAGGAAGTAAAATATTCTTTTAACATTTTTTGCCGTTCAGCATCGGTTTTTCCTTCCATTTCTTCGCTTAATGCTTCTAGGGAAATGGCTACGCCGCCAATATCAGCTATATTCTCCATTAGTGTTAGTTTTCCATCAATTACAGAATCCATATAAGGTACAGCAAATAATTTCTCAATCGCCTTAGATTTTTTCTCATATTCTACTTCATCCTCCTCAGTAAACCAGGGAGCATAGTTACCATCCGCATCATGATTACGTCCATCACTGTCAAATCCATGGCACATTTCGTGTCCTATTACATTACCAATTCCACCTAAATTCCAAGCAATTGATCTGTTCGGATCATAGAATGGGGGATTAAGGATTCCAGCAGGTATTGTCATTTCATTGGAATCGGGATAATAGAATGCATTTACTTCAAAGGTAGAGGAATCCCAGTAGGGCGACCTCCCACCGCTTTGTCTAGGACCAATATCATCAATACCGTATTGAATGTCTTTTTCATTGATTGAAAATAGATTTCGCAACATCTGCTTGTCAGAGAAATCTTCACCGCGGCTTTCATCACGCCATACGCTCGGATAGGCTACCTTGAAGCCCATTTTATTCATCTTATTTACGGCTTTCACCTGTGTCTCAAGACTCATCCATTGTGCCCTCCGAATACAGCGAACACCTGCCTTTTTTAGTAGATGGACGAGGTTAGTGGCGGCATCCTTGATTTTTTGGGGCACATATTTTTCAGTGAATGGCTTGGATAACATCTGCGGCAAGTGGGTTGTTAGAATTGTCATCATAATTCGGTCCACATTACTCGGTTTTGCTGCTCCTTTCAAAGCCGTTCCGTAGAAATTGAAATAGTGCTGATACACTTCCCCCGACACAAAGCGTCCCATTGTTAGGACTGCTGATCCTATTAGCCAGAGTTTGAGTGACTCCAGGTCATTTTTAAACATGTTGTTCAAGAATCGTAGAAAAGTTGTGCTTGTCATTAACAACGCATGTCCTTCCAACTTGCTTTCTGGCACACCGAATCCTTTAAAAATGGAACGCCACGGTATGTCGGGAAATTGTGCTTGAAGTTCATGCCATGTTATCTGATTATATCTTTTCGGAGTATCATCCTCTTCAATTGGAGTGGGCAAATACTTTGCTGCTCTGATTTCCACATCTACAAATGCCTCTAAAGAGTCTAGGCCAAAATAGGAGCCTACAAGATTAGCAAATTTCTTATACGCTTTGCGGTCACTAGCGTACTTTTCATCTTCCAGCAGAAACTTGTGGGGAACACAGAGAACATATTCACTTAACTGTATCCTTGAGTAATTTGTATCATAGGCGTCACTCGTAATTTTAATAGTTAGGGGGGAACGTGCTTGTATCCGATTAAGTTTACCAATCATAAATCCGGCATCCTCTGCTGACTCAATATTCTTGAGTTGTCCGATTAATTCAACAACAACATACTCCGTTTGCCTGGGGGAATTCCAAGTATGATATATGCTTCTTACAAACTTAGACATTTTGGATTCCGGCTCTGTAACTAATTCTTGATGGACGATTCCCATGAGTTGCTTCTCAATCCGTTCTGCTATTTGCCGACTGATGTTGGTTGAAGCAGCATCGGCCGGAATTTCAGTTTCATTTAACCAGGTTTCATTTACAAACCGGTAGTAATCGTGCCGTGGCGAAATCATCCCCTATGTTCTAGCACTAAATGATTTCTATCATTTGTTCCCGCGTTATTGGATGCGTGAACGTTGTTATTTTTAATGAGGTGGGCAACTCCTTATATTTTTTCTGTTGGGGTTTATGATTCTGTTGCTGCTGGGACCGTTCTTTATAAAT